TAAACATTAGTAATGCAACAGGTAGTGACTATGGCACAACAGCAGGCGAAGGCTATGCTTACAGTGGCACATATGCAATCGGAAGTATTGCAACTATCGGTGCAGGTCAGATGAAAAATGCTGATGATTCTGAAGAACTACTTATGAATGTAGAAGGTTCATTGGGCCCACTTGGTCTTGCTTGGGAAAAGCATACAGCAACAACTGCAGCAGACGTTGACACAGACACAACTACAATGGGTGCAACATACTCAATTGGTGCAATGATGGTAGGTGTTGAAACAATGAAAACTGAATCAGCTGGCACAGTTTCAAGTGATGAAATTACATTTGGCGCACAGTACACTGTAGCACCAGGTCTAGTTGCATTTGCTGAAATGACAGAAGACGACAAGACTTCTAGTGAAAAAACTACTGCACTAGGTATTTCAGTAAAATTCTAATTTAAATTTAGGATAATAAAAAAGCAGCGTTTCCGCTGCTTTTTTTGTGACTTATGTATGCCATCTATAATCTTGCACTGTGCCATCTAACCAAGTAGTAACCAGTCCTTGATCTTTAAGTATACCGTTCTGCATGATTACTTCTTCCATGTTTGCATTTACAAAGCCTTGTTCTACCATACTATACCAAGTCGTAGTATAAGGCAAGGGATCTCTTTCTTTGTATACGACTACTTGTATAACGTCCTCAAACTTGCGCTTTTGCAAATAGTAATCTTTTACATCAAATCCATTTAGTGCAAGTAGATAAAGTAGTTGTGTTACAGTAAATGTATTGTAATGTCCTGGTGGTGTATAGTGCTGAAATCTATGCTGTAATACATTTACAGTGCTTGGTACATTTAAGTAAAGCATGCCGCCCATGGTCATTGCACGATTGACACGCCCTAGAAACTCCACTGGACTGTAGATGTATTGCATAACATCGTGACACCATACAACATCTACTTTTACACTTAGCATAGGAGTGTCAGTGTTAAGGTCATGGTTCTTATAGTCAATGTTGTGACGCTGAGGTTTAATATGTTCGCAGTTAAGATCAACGCCGTGACATGCAATATCCAAGTATCTACCTGGCTCGCCATCTTCGTTAATATCACGCATGTTTGCCCAATACTCTAAATGTGATCCATTGCCGCATCCTAGGTCAGCCATGTGTTTGATACTGCGCTTAAAGTCATCAAACTGATTAAGATACTCCAGCGTTTGTTCACCCAATGTCATGTTAGTCAATTCTAATATCTTCCATGCCTGCTGTACGCAAACGAACAACGTGCCCCATCTGCCATTGTTTAGTGTCCAAGCCTTTCATAATGCCTAGCCACCTATTGCGTAGTAATGCTACTTCGTTAATAATAGTTTCAAAGTCAATAACTTCATCTTCACCATCTACATACTTTTCTGCATCTCGACTTGTTAACGCACGGGCGTATCCTTCCAAATACTTTTGAAAGTGCTTGCGTCTAATCTTGCGCAGTTGTATGTTGAGGTAGTTAAGCACCGCTTCAATCTCTTGTAGTTGATTGAAACGATGCTCAGTAATACCTGGTAGTGCAGTAATATTCTTTTCTACAATACCCTTAACATGACACTCGCGCTTTGCTTCTTCCAGTTCACTTTCATAGAAATTAATGAAAGCTGGAATAGCACCCAGGTCATTTACAATTCTGTTGTAGTATTGGCTCAATACTCATCTTCTTCGAATTCGAAGTCCTCTTCTCCAAGCAAGTCTTTAACGCTTGCTTTGAGGTATTTGTCTACACCACCAAGTTTAAACAAATCTTGTTCGTCAAGAATTTCTTGCATATCTTCTACAAAATGATCGCTTGCTAACTGTCTATCCTTTGCTGGGATATATTCTTTAAGAATTTTATAAGCATCAATTACAACTTCGACGTCACTCATTGTTTTCCTCTAATACTTCGCCTGTTTCTGGATCAACTACATCACCATTTGGTGCAGTAATTGTTTCTGCAATATCATCAATACTTAGTCCATCTGCGTTGCTAATGTCTTGCATGATCTTTTCAAGTTTGTCGCCTGTCCATCCTTTGCGGAACTCCAGCATTTCTTCGCCTGCAGTAGTTGTATATTTTAAGCGATTGCCTTGCTTTGTAAGCATGCCTTTTGCTTCAAACAAGTCAAGCAACCCACTGTATGGATCCATGCCTGTTTCATAAGGAATCTTAACCTGCACTGCTTCAAACGGCTTGCTATAGCGTGTTTTCATAACTTTACATGCTGCACGAATGCCTTGCACTGTAGTTACTTTATTGCCATCTGCATCTTCTTTAAGTTTTAGTTTACGCATTGCAATAACAATACTACTTGCATAGATAAAGCCTTGTCCGCCACTGATCTTATCATCTGGATCAAACATATCTTGACTAGCATATGTATGGTTAGTACACACCATACCAACGTTGTAACTACCAATCATGTTAACTGTGTTACGCACAAGTGCAGTTAGTGCTTTAGGCTTACGACCCATATCACCTTTCATGTCGCCTTTGTTAAACTGGTCAACATCAGTAGGTGTCATCATCATACCTAAACTATCAAGTACAAACAATACCTTTGGTCGTTCTTCTTCTGCCATTGCTTTATAATCTGCCATAAACAAACTAATAGTTTTAGCAACATCATCAATCATCGACATGCTTAGTTTCAGCAATTTACTTTCATCTGTATCAACACCTAGTGCATGCAACCAACTTTCATCTAGTGCATTCTCACTATCAATAAGCACAACAAAAATGCCTTGGTCTTGTGCATTTTTTACAATGTTTCCACTAGCAAAATAACTTTTACCTGCACCAGACTCTCCAGCAAACACTGTAACTTTGCCCATTGGTACTCCACGATGAAAGTCTCCACTGACTAGATAGTTAAGTGCATAACTGCCTGTGCTGATCCAGTCTGTAGGATCATGAAAGCCGATACTTAATCCATCAATACTTTTTGTAATGTCTTTTCTAAATTTACTTACGTCAAACGGCTTTGCCATCGAATTTTCCTTCCTGAATAGAATGGACGAGCAATTACTTGCTCGCCCTTACTTAGCCTTATGATTGGCGGTTACGGATCATCGCTAGGATGTCTTCTGCCCGCTTGCTTTCACCTTCAGGTGCTGCTGCAGGCGCTGCCACAGTTTCAACTTGTGGAGCAGGAGCAGGAGCCGCCGCGATTGGTGAAGGATTTGCTGCCGGAGCAGGTGTTGGGGTAGCTGGCGCTGCCGTTGCAGTAGACGTACTAGAGGTTGAGGAACCTGCAGGAGCGTCAATACCATATGGACGATAATACTGCCCAAAACGTTCAACGTCATAGGGCTGTCCATCTACACTTGCTTCGAACATCTCTTTGATGCACTGTAATTCTACTTCAGTAGGTTTCTTAGGGAGGAAATCGCTAAGAGTATTAAGACCATGTGTCTCAATAGCTGCCATTTGTTGCTCTGTAAGCGCAGTCTCTTTACGAGCCCATTTACTTGTGCTGTAATCTGCATACTGACCCTTAGTGGTTTTTGTGATACGGAAGTCCAAACCAGCAGTATAATCTGTTGGCATTTCCTGGATATCCGGATCCATTAGTGCGTCTTTAATCAAGTTAAAGATGCTTGGTGAGATAACAAATCTGCGAATTGGATTCTCAGGTGTATCTTCTTGAAGTGGGTTTTCATTTACAAAGCCCTGGAAGATGTAACTACGCTTCTTCCAATATTTGCGTCCCATTTCTTCTAGTGACGAGTCTTTGAACCAACCACGAACTTCACTTAGTACTGGACAGGTTTCGTTCCACATTTCAACACATGGTACTTGTACCACTACCGGCTTGCTGTTCATGTCGTTCTTTACACCATTAAATGGTAAACGAATCATAAGCCTTTCAGCCCAGAAAAATGTGTTGTTAGGATCGCCGTCAGGAAGGAATCGTACCGCTGCAGTACTGCCTTCTGGGATATTCCAATGTGGGTAAATTGCGTTGTCGCCGCCGCCTGTACGCTCACTGCGTGATTCTTGTGATTTGAGCTTTGCTCTGATTTCTGCCAAAGATGTTGCCATAATATTTTCTCCTATGTGCCTATTTGGGTTTTATTGTTATGTGCCTATTCACATACTATAGATACAGTATATGCAATTTTATTTATCAAGTCAATAACTTTTTTGTGATTTTTTTG